GTCGGAGAAATCCTCCGGCACCTGGGCCTTGGGGATGCCCATGTAGGCCCGCTCCAGACCGATTGCTTCGATCTTGAGCAGCAGGTCTTTGTAGTACCAGGGCTGATACGACTTGCGCATCGTCGGCACGCCGTCGTAGTTCTCGCCCATCATGTCGTTGACCCAAATCAGCAACTTCTCGCGCGGGATGTCGATGCTCTGATAGTTGGGCGGTGCTTGCTGGGTCATGCTCACCAACTCGCGCATCCTGCCGCCACCCTTGGTGTCGATCTCCTCGACGTTCCATCGGAACTTGGTCATTTGCGACCGCCAGGCCAGCTTATTCCAGCCCAATTTGCCTGCGAACTCGCCGTTCTCGATCCACTCGAAGCAGGTTTCCGCAACGCAAAAGCCGTACTGAGACATCCCCTCCAGGGCCATCCGCACCACGTCGTCGAACGACTGCGTGCCCATATCCCACAGGACGTAGTGGATGAGGTCGGCCATCTCGATTGCTTGCGGGGTGTCCTCGCCTGGCTCGATGAACCACTTGGTTGCGCGGATGGGGTCCGTCTGAGCACGTATCAGGGCCGCACAGGTGGGGTCGTTCCCCATGCGCTGGTATTGCTCAAGCCCGCGCTTGCCGATCAGGAGGCGGTTGTAGTCCTCGCTGATGATGCCTGCGAACAGCTTGGTCCCAGGCAGGCCGATCTCTTGCAGGTTGACCTGGGTGCGGAGGTCTTTTGGGCCTGCCATGCGTACCTCTGCTGAACGTGAGACGGGTCAGTGAGACGGTACGCGGTAATTGGGGTCGCCCCGCACATCCGCATTGGTGAACAGGTAACGGTCCAGGTCGGTGTTCGGGGCCGTGTGTGCTGGGGGGTCGTAGGCCATCACCAGACAGATGCGCTCGCCGCCGGTCACCGGACGGACGCTGTGCAGGCAGACATCGGCTTGCATGACCACCAGGCGGCCCGGTTTGGGGACGACCACCTGTTTGCGTGCGGAGAATGCTGTCCGGGCCACCCGTGAGGCCACCAGCCGGTCCAGGTGCTCGTGCCCCAGGCCGATGCGGTAGTTGGGGAAGGCTTCCAACTCACCCCCCTCGCACGGCGTCAAGAACAGGATTGCGGTGATGAGATTGCGGTCGTAGTGCCAGCGGTATTCGCCACCGGGGCCGGTGATGTTCACGTTCACGCTGGCTGCCAGGTTGGCCATCGGCTCCAAGCCACCATGCCTGCTCATAGTTCGCATCCGCAGGCCGAGATTCAGGTAGGTTTCCCACACCCGAGGCAGGCTTTTGCTGATGATCTCGCCGTCGATCACCTCATAGCGCAGGTCGCGACCACGAAAGTGCCGGTCCACCATGACCGGAGGGTGGTCGGCCAGATACCCCACCACCTCGCGCAACATCGCAGCCGTATACAGCGAGCCGTTGTCGGATATGCGCAGGCCCCTCACAGGAGTGCCGAGAGGGGAAAGGAGGCTCGCCCAACCCGCACCACACGCAGGGATGTCTCTTTATGTGGTGCTCTAGCCCCCGGCACTCCCACACCACTGTACCGGAGGTTGCAGTGGTCCCGCCCAAGCATTTTGAGGGTGGGAGCGGGACCACTGCGGAACAAAGAGAGGCCGAAAGTTGAAGCCGGGGACCAGTGCTGCCCTGGTGTCTCCGCTTTGCAGCGAGGCTCTGATGTTGAGCTACCCCAGCAAGTCCAGTGGCATCGCTGACTGTACCGAGGCGGTCTGCGTGGTGTCAATTCGCCCGCTCGCCCGTGTGCGAGAGGATTTTCCGGCGCATTCGCTCGTCCTGCTGGGCCTGGACGGCCTGCTGGGCCTGCTGGGCTGCGAAGTGCTGGGCATATTTGGCCTTGGCCATCATGCCGATCACCTCGCTGGCCTCCCACAACTGCGGTGCGGACGGGGTGCGGACCAGGCTCACGTCCCAGGATGGCTGCCCATCCGGCGCAAACTCGACGTACATCACCACGTCATCAGGGCCGAACTCTGCAACGTTGGCGATCCCGGCCTTGCGGCCGCTGCTGACCCGCTCGGGATGCCTCGCCTCGACCGCATCCCCTCGCTTCGCCAGAATGCGGGCGGCCGCCACCAACTCCATCGTGCCCGCGTTGCCGCCCACGGCCACCTGGAGGCTGTCGGTGCCGTCGCGATACCAGGCGGCCACCCAGGGCTGCGTCTGACTGGGGGCAAACGGTTCGTCGGTCATCGGAATCCTCCCTGCGCTACGTGCGGCAACTCTACTGCTCGCCCCACGAGTTCGTCGCTGACCTTGCCCAACCCACCCGCATCCCGCCGGATGGCCAACTGGGAGAATGCGCCACTGAGCGCATCCACCTGGTCGTCGTGCCCCACACCGTCGTCCCCGCTGTATGCCTCCAGTTCGTTCAGGAAGTCGTCGGTCCACGGCGCACGCAGGACGTAGATGTCACCCGCATCCCACCGGGCCGAAACCGGCTGTGCCCGCTTGCTTTTCTTGGTGACCGGCTTTACCGGGCGGTAGGTGTACTCCTGCAAGACGTGTCTGCGGAGGTGCTGGTCCACGAACACCCCGCTGCTACCTGGCTCCTGCTCGACGAATATGGGCGTGTCCTGGCCGTCCATGATTGCGGTGTTGCGAAGCTGCCGCTCCACCACGGCTGGCTCATCGCGCAAACGTCTCACATCCAGCACGTAGTACACGTTGTCCGGCGTGCGCCCCAGCTTGAGGCCGACGGTCCAGTCCGGGTCTTTGCCGCGTGCGGCCTTGGTGGCGGCCAAATCCCAAAACCGCACCGTCCGCATGTGAACCGGCGTGGCCTCGACCAGCGTGGTCTTGGTGCGATCGAACCAGCCACCGGCTTGCCGTGCGGTCCAGTCGCCGTTGATGAGTTGCTGCCGGGTCAGCGGATCGAGTTCCGCCAGGGAATCCAGGTAGCCGGTCTGGTCCAGGTGCGGATTCTCACTCAGCAGAGCAGGCAGGTAGATGCGATCCTCGCGGTTGGAGTTGATGAACCGGGTGCGGACCCATTCGTGGCCCACCCCACCAGGGTTCGAGGCCGCCCGCATCCTGATCGGCACCGGCATATCCGGGTTCTTGCGGAGGCGGCTGAACAGGTAGGTGTATTGCGAGAGGGTGAATTGCGTGAGTTCGTCGAAGCCGATGTACTGGTACTCCGCACCCTGGTAGCGGTATTTGTCGCGCTCACTCTCCAAGTAGCCGAACGAGATAGTTGCGCCCGACGGGAACACCCACTGCTTGCCCTGTGCGTTCCAGTGGACATCGGTTCCGCCCAGCCACTCCTCAGCCAACGGCATCAGCGCCCTTGGCTGTTTCAAGTCCGGCAATGTGCGACGGAGCAGGAGGGCCGAATACCCCGGTACGTCAACGAATTGGAGCGCCCCCATCAGGAGCGCCACGCTCTTGCCGCCGCCTGCGGAGCCACCATACATGGCCTCCCGCCGCTCGGTGATGACCGGCCCCAGGAAGGTTGCCTGCTTGGGTGACGGCTGCCACGGGATGTACGGCGACCAACGGGGCAAATACTCGGCGTACTTCACACGTCCTCAGACCAGGTGAACCGTGCGCTCACGGAGAACAGGGCCATGAGGCGCAGGGTATCAGCGATTCACCGCTTGTCCTTGCCGAAGTGCCACCTGAACCACGACGGCGTATCCGCGAACACACTCGGCGGCACGCTGGCTGCGGCTGCCTGCTGACGCTCGACCTCCTCTCTGATCTTGTCGAGTTCCTTGCGAACCTCCTCCATCGACTTGCGTATGACCGCTGCTTGAACGTCCATCTGCTGACGGATGGCCTCACGCTGGGCTGCTATCGCCGCATCCAGGGCGGCTGCTTGCCTGGCCTTCAACCTGGCCAGATCGTGGTCGTCCACCGGATTGCCGCTGTACTTGGCGCGGATCGCCTTAGCGCGTGCCGCTGCGGCCTCACCCTCGGCTGGCGTACCGGGCCGGGCCGCAACCGCATCCAGCTTGGTCAGAATGCGGCGGACCCGCTCATCCACGGCCAAACGTCAGCCAGAGCATGAGCACCAGCCACGCAAACAGCATCAGCGAGAACACCACTGGCATCCAGTGGGCGAGATGCCGCCTCACTGGTTGAGGTCGGCGTAGAGCAGGATGCCGGACACGCAGACCAGTAGCACCGCAAGAAGCCACGTCAGGGTGTTCAACGCCGTGAGCGATGCCCAGGCGAAGGCCACGATGCACAGGCCATCCCACCAGGCCCATCGCTTGCCGTATGTTCGCCATGCCATCACCGGAACGGGACCAGGGCGTCCAATAGTCGCTGCTCCAAGACGGTTGCGGCGCTGTCGTCGCGCTCGGCCATCACCGACTTTGCAGCCGAGATCAGGGCCGTCATTGCTGTCCGGTCACCGATCACCGCATTGTGGTCCGCCACGATCAGGTCGGCCAGCCACGGGTGCAGCGCCGTGCAGATCGGCTCGTCGTCCTTGTCGGGACCGTTCACCGCATAGACGTGGATGTTGTAGTGCGTGCCGACGCGCCACTCGCGGTTATCTCTCACTGGAACGGCTCCAGCGTGTCCCGCAGCCGCCGCAGTTCGTCAGGGTCGTACCCGTTGACGCTCAGGCACACGGCCTTGGCTGCGGCCACCAGGGCGGTGATCTCCTCGGCCAGTTGCACCCCGGAGGTCGGCATCTCGCGGGCATACGACATCGCCAGCCGCACGCCGTCGGCCTTGCCGCCCAGGCGCAGCCACTCAGGCGATGTGCGCGGGATGTCCAACCGGCGGTCATCCAGGTTGCGCTCGGCCTGCGCCAGCCGGGACATCAGATCGGTGCGGGTGTCAGACACGGCGATTGCGGTCCCGGCGGCTGAACAGCAAGTACACAACCGCAATCACGGCCAGCAGCCACAGCAACGGCGACACCGCAATCCCGCCGAAGAAGAATGCCACGATCAGGATGAGCACGACGACCTCGAACGGTGTCATGTGGTTAGCCCTCCGGTTGCCGTTGTGAGGTTTCGGGTTGCCGTTGTGAGGTTTCGTGCGCGAGCAGCAGCTTATCCTGTGCGTGCAAGTGGCGCTGTAGCTCCAGGCACTCGTGCAGAACGGCCTCGGCATCGACGAACGTGGCCTCCGCACGCGCATCGCTGGCCTTGGCCTGGACGTTCTGGCCGACCATGATGATGCTCAGCAGAACCAGTTGCAGGAAGGTCTGAGCGATCCAGCCCACGATCACCACCGTGCTGCCGCTGCTCAGTGCGGCGGGCAGGCTGACCAGGGCGATCACCGTGAACACCAGCGCACAGGCCATCGTGCCCACCAGGGCGGTGATCTTGAGGCCCGCACGCTCGCTGCGGCTGGCGACGCGCTCGTGCGTCGGCGGGTCGATGATCGGCAGGGCATTCCCTGTCGGCAGTAGGTGTTGCCGGGTACGCGGGTGCGGAAGGTGCTCAAACAGGGTCATGCGACGATCTTGACCTCGAAGCCAGGGAGGCCCTGCAAGCCCGCCTCATCGCCGCCAGCAGGCCGCAGCGGAGCCGCCAGCGTGAATCCGTCAACGCTCCGCATCGGGATGCGCGGGGACACGCCGGTCGGGACGCCGACCCACACGAACCGCTCACCACAGTCTCGGCAGTGAACCATGATGTCTGCGATGTAGGCCACCACCTTGCTGCCGGTCGGCATGTCCGTGAGCCTGTTGACTTCGATGTCGCCCAGGAATGCCTGGTGCTCGCAAGCCATCAGCCCGCCTCCCACACCAGCAGCGTGACGACCGCCAACCCAACCAGCGACAGCAGAGCCAAGCCCGCATGACCGCCGGATACACCGGCATCACTGCCGCGTGTCGCGAGCACCATCTCCACCGCGATGACAACCAGCGCACCGACGGCCGTTGCCACTCCCAGCAGAATCTTCATCAGCTTGCGGCCCCCGCAATGAACGCGCAGACCAAGAACACCACACAGGCCACCGCCAGCGCGAGGCCGCCC